CTGGGCACGCTCGTCTGAAAAGTTCGTCAGGCGGCGCAGCTGATCCCCGACCCGCCGGACCTCGTCGTGGAGCGCCTGTAGTGCTTGACGGTGTTCTTCTTGGACGCCCTCTTTGATCCACCCGGTGAACGAGCGCTCCATGTACGTGACGCGGTCGGCGTCGATCCACACCGGCTTGGATTGGTTGCCGTAGTCCTGGTGCGGCATTCCCGTTAGTTTGACGAGTCTCATCGATTTGCGAGCTCCTGTACTGCCTGCAGCACCTGGTCCACGACGTGGGCGGCCTGGTAGGCGGGTTTCTTTCTGTCGCGCTCCATGCTGGTGAGCATGAGGGTGACGCGGGTGATCAGTTTGTCGCGCATCCGATTGGCGGCGCCCGCCATGCGCTCGGGCCGGGTGATGAGGCGCTGGATCCGGTCGGCTTCGGCGGTCATGGCGTCGGCCACGTTGCGTGCGCCGGTCACGTCAAAGGCCACCCACAGCATGGGCTTGGGGAAGCGCAGGATCACCTTGCCGCGCTCTGCGAGCACTCCCACCTCGGACTGCCCGTCCCCGCCTGTCCCGGCGAGGAGCGGCGGGGTGTCGTCCTCGTGGGGGCTGCCGTTTATTCCCACTTCAGCTCCTGGGTCACCTTCGCCCCGAGGTGCTTGCAGGCGCCGATCAGGTCCTTCACTTGGTTCATCGCCTGCGCCTTGGTGTACTGCAGGTGGTCGGCCGGCACCTTGAACTTCAGGACGACGAGGCCCATCGCCTGGTTCGAGAAGGTCTCGACGCTTTGCTGGATGACCTGGGGCTTGGGTTGTTTCGCTTGAATGGCGGCGCGCAGCTGCTCGGGTTTCATCGGAAGCACTCCATCTGGGAAAGATCGGCGTAGTCGTCGTTCGGTAGGTCCTGGTTGTCTTCGGGGAGGAAGTGCATGCGCACCAAGCCGGCGGAGGCGACCTCGGGGCTAAGGTACGCATGCCAGCCCACCATCGGGAACCCGCCGTAATGTTCGGCTTGCTGCGCGGGGGATATGCCTTCTTGCCTGCCATCGAAGCGGGCCATTCGGAGCCAGGCGTCGGCTTCTGGGCTGGAGTGCAGGATCGCGCCGCCCTGCTCGATGCCGAGGATCTTCGACCAGTGAAAGGAGAGGCAGACCATCTCGCCATGGAGAGAAGGGGCATTCTCGTTCTTGTCGCTCCACCGAGTCGACCAGTTATACATGCCTTTGCGAAGGCGGCGTGCGCTATCCCAAACCGGGAGCGGCTCGAGGCGATAGGCGCCGGTCCAGTCCTCGTCCCGGAAGGTCGGCCGGCCACCGGCGTGGATGATGCTCATCGGGACGGAGACGTAGGTGCGCTTCGGGATCTCGATGTTTGTGCGCAGGGTGAAGTCAGGAAACGCTGCCGGCATCTTTGCGGCGACCTTCTGTTCTGCGTTTGCTAACCAGCGGTTAGCATCCTTCAAGTGCCACGCTACCGCGAGCAGGATCGCCATGGTGCAGCTGTTCACCGCTACCGCGTAGGGGGCTCCGGTGTACTCGCACAGGGCGGCCTCGAAGTCGCGCACTACCTTGAAGGCATCGGTCTTCATATCCTGGTGAGCTCCTCTCGCAGTTCCTCGATCATCATCCGGCGCGCTTGGTCGGATCGTTGCGGGCCTCCCGGCTCGCCCGCCCCTTTGAGGGACTCGTGCAGCTTTTCCCCTGGCCCGAGCTCGGTTGTGCTCGCCTGCAGGTGGGTCCCTGGTCCGAGCATCGCGCTCATCAGGTCCGCGAGCCGGTAGGCTGGCAGTTGGGGTACCACGAGCGTCCCGGTTGGCAGCCGGATCGCATCCAGGATGAGTTGCACCGCCTGTTCGGCCGTGATCCAGAAGCGGGTGGCGTCGGGATGGCGCAGGATTGGGGTCTTGCCGGCGGCGATCAACGCGCGCCAGGTGGGGATGACCGAGCCGGTGCTGCCGGCGACGTTGCCGTAGCGCACCACCACGAACTTGGGACCGAGCGGGGGCGGGGCAAGTTGGGCGGCCCCGAGGAAGACTTTCTCGGCGACGAGCTTGGTCGCTCCGTAGCAATTCAGGGGCTCGACTGCCTTGTCGGTGCTCACCGCCACCACGCACCCTACGCCGGCGTCGATCGCCGCCTCGACCACGTTCATGCTTCCCAGGACGTTGGTCTGGACCATCTCGGTTGGGTTGTACTCCCCGACCTCGACGCGCTTCAGGGCGGCGGCGTGCACGACGACCTCGACCGATTCCATCGCGCGGCGCAGGCGGTCGCGGTCGCGCACGTCCCCGATCAACCAGCGCAGACGCTCGTCATCGTTGAACTCGGCGCGCATCGCGATCTGGGCGGCCTCGCCGCGGGAGTAGATGCAGACCCGATTGTCTGGGGCGGCACATATGCCATAGCCGTTTCGCCCGAGTCCGAGTAGGCGCCGCGCGAGGGCCCTCCCGAGGAACCCGGTGCCGCCGGTGATGAGCCAGCCGTTCTTCATGTTTCAATTACGGGTCGGTAATCGCGCCAGTCCTTGTAGAAGAGATTACGACCTCCTGGGGTTGTCCTCCAGGTAGAGGCGACCGCTGCTTGCGGATTGCGACCAGCCTCGCCATCGTATTGTTCTGGGTTGATGGGCAGCCAGTATTTCCGGAAAGTGCCGTCTGGTTCCGGGGATCGGTTGGTAACGCAGATCCTTGCGATCGGCCGGCCCGCGTTTAGGTTTTCCATGTAGAGGTCCCCAAATAGAGGGTCGCTTGCTACGGGTTTCATGCCGCTGTCGAGGATGTACCGGGCCTCGCCGTAGCGCTCGATCATGATCCGGCGGACCTCGGCGTTCTCCTCGTCTGTCACATGCTTGAGCGTGATCCACTCCGGCTTGACGACCACGAAGGCCGGCACGAGAACGCCGTGCCAGAAGTAAAGGTTCTCGACGTCGGACTCCAGGGCCGCGTATCGGTCGTTGTGCAGCCTTCGGCCGTTCGGCGTTTGTTCGACGTGGACCGTGGGCTTCGCGATCCAGTAGAGGGTGTCCTCGGTCCAGTGCAACATCCAAGCGCCCGCAAGGAAGGCCGCGAGTAGAGGGTCGGCCCAGGCCCTGACTTGCGGCGAGGTAGTTCCGAATGCCGTGGTGACGATCCAGGACAGGTCGAATCTCCACCAACCCCAGCCGTATGCCTGGATGCACCACGCCGCGAAGCGGCGAAGTGAAGTAAAGGCGTCGAGGGCGTCGCGGGCGGCGCGGGAGTCGCGGGCGGCGCGGGAGTCGCGGGCGGCGCGGGCGGCGAGGGCGGCGCGGGCGGCGAGGGCGGCGCGGGCGTCGCGGGAGTCGAGGGCGTCGCGGGCGGCGCGGGCGGCGAGGGCGGCGAGGGCGGCGAGGGCGTCGCGGGCGTCGCGGGAGTCGCGGGCGGCGCGGGCGTCGCGGGAGTCGCGGGCGTCGCGGGCGTCGCGGGCGTCGAGGGCGGCGAGGGAAATTGACGGGTTGCGTTTCGCTAGGTCATCGAGGACCTGGTTGATATATTTTTTGAGCGATGGCTCGGTCTCCAGGTCCCAGTCGATCGGAAGCCGCTTGACCGTCCGGTTTATGTTGAGCGCGCGAAGGTAGATACCCAGGTGGCGCTCAACGAGCACCGCGTCGAGCACACCTGGGTAATCGCACGCGGCGTCGTATCGCTTTCTGAGCTCAGTCTTCGACACGGCGGACCTCCGGACCGAAGTCCTCCACCTGAAAGGCTTGCCGGTAGATGCCCTTGTCAAGGACGATCGCGGCATGCTCCTCGTGCTTGAGTGTGACCCGCTCGAGCACCTGCAGGTAGCGCTCGGCGCCGACATCCCAGTATCGGACCTTGTGCTGCTCCTTCTTCGGGACCTCGATGCGGTGAGCGTGGCCAGTGACCTCGCCGTAGGCGAGGACGATGCCTCGGGCTTCCGGTTTGATTTCTTTGGCGCCCTCTGGAATGGTGGCGAGGGTGGTAAGGACGAGGGCGACGTCGCCCTGCCGATACGTCGTTGTGGCGCGTTTCATGGTGGGCTCCTTTGCTTTGGTTAGTCGATCTTATGCGTGCTGCGCGTATCCATAGCGGGCGATCATGATGGCCTCGGCCCGGTTGTGGTCCATCACGCGAGTGAGCGGGGCTTGCGGGTAGAGGCGTTGCGCCCTCGCGCGCACCACGCCCTTGTTCTTCTTGCCGCCCGGGAGGCCGAGCGCCTTCTTCCAGGTGACAGGGGTGACCGCCTGATGAGGAAAGCCGAGCGCCACAACGACGCCCTCAAGGATCCCTGTGGTATGCCCCAGGCTAAAAGTACTCGAGCTCCCCTGCGGCTTATTGCCCGGAATGCGGAAAGGGGCCTGGTGCTCGAGCACCACAAGAATCTCGACTGCGTCGTATCCACGGGTCCACTCCTTCAGCAGTTGCGCGACTGCAGCGGCGTTCACCTGGTTCTTCACCTTGCCGGCGGCGAGCGCACGCTGCATCACCGGCATGTCCTCGACGTGCTCCAGGCCGCTCGGGCCCACGATGGCGAGGGCGCCGGTCAGGCCTGGGTCGATCCCGATCACATGCAGACTCATGCCGTTTGCTCTTGATCAGCCGGTTCCGGCGGGTGTTCCCGCTTGGCGCGCTGTTCTGCCTTCCTTGCTTTCTGGGAGTGGTACTCCTGGACGGCCAGGCTGCGGAGCGGTTTTGACTCCGACTTATCCACAGGGGGTTGCGGTACTTCTTTTATTGAAGAGTTAACTGAAGTAATCAGGTTACCCTGGTTCACCACGATAGTGTCGCCAGGGTCATCACCAATGGAACCACGGTCATCACCAATGGAATGACGTTCACCAGCAAGTGGTGGTGCAGGACGTTCACCACGATAGTCGGCTTCGGCTTGGGCCGGGATGATGGCGAAGTATTCCATGCGGCGCCAGCCCCTCCCCTCCTTCATCGGGCGTACCTTCTTGCCGATCCAGCCCTCGGCCGCGGCGTGCTTCAGGTGGTCGATCACCGCTCGGTGTGAGAGACCGGTGCAGTCGGCCAGGGTCCGGGTGGCCGGGAAGCAGCTGTCGCCCTTCTCGCTCATGTACAGGCTGAGGGTGAGGAGCACGTGGCGGGTCGTCGGGTTCTCGGGCCCGTACTTCGAGGCGACGACTGAGCGCCAGGTGAAGAGCGGGCGGACGAAGAGATCGGTCATTGTTCCACGGGAAACATATTGAGCGGCCGGTTGGCGAGAGCGAGGCGCCTCATCCTGACTTCGCCTTACGGTACAGGCTAGGGTCGACCTGCAGCTTGCCGCCGGTAATCACCTGCAACTTGTAGGCCATGCCCTCGGGCACGATGCCGGGCCATTCGTTGATTGCTTGTGGCGACCGGCCGATTGCGCGCGCAATCTCCGCTGCTCCGCCGAAATGCTTCAATGCGGTTTCCTTCAGCATGGGCAGGCATCCTACCGCCTGGTATTCCCGCTTGTCAACAGAAAACTTGACACCGGCTTTCCGGCATGCCTATCATTCTCTCGTGGCGCCCGATCCCCGGGCGTAGAACCAGGAGATACCGATGGCCACCCGAGAACTTCCCCAGCACTACTTCCGCTTCATCTGCTTCGAGGCGATCTGCGCCGCACGCTTGTTCGTGCGCGGCTACTGCGTCCCGCGCGTCGTTGCCAGGGTGCGGGGCGCGCACCGCTTCCCCTTCGTGATCTGCCACCCGAGCACGGCCTCGAGGCACGGCTGGAAGGTGGCATCATGAGCGCGAACCACAAACCGGCCACAGCTTGGCTCGGGCGTCAATGCGCGATTTGCAAGCGGCGCACCGGCGCGCTTACTGGAATGCGGGCTGCGCTTCTCAATCTCGGGATTGAGGGTGGGCACGCGCACCATCGTTGCTACGCAAAAGCTCAAGGGAGGAAATCATGAACAAACCGGCTACGGCGCTGCGAGCTTCAAAGATTGAAAGACAATGCCCGCGCTGTCGCTGCAACGGAAGTCATTTCGGCAATGCGCGCGGAATCAAGAATCTGATTGCGTGCTCGAACTGCTCCCATGAATGGCACGGACGAGTGACGAAAGACGAAACGCTCCTGCGCGAACTCGGGGAGGCACCATGAGGCCCGCTGCCGCTGCGGTCCTGATCGTCGCCTGCGTGCTGGTTGTGGGGGCGTGCGACGGGCCGCCACCGGACGAGATCACCATCTCGGAGATCGCCTGCCAGGACGAGGCCTATTCGATCGGCTACATGGTGCGCCTGCCGCACGAGCCGCACTCGGCGGAGCGCTGCGTGCAGATCGCCACGCGCGCAACTCCGCGGATTGTGCCGCCAGCGCATCCGTTTCTTTCTTCCCCGCTTCGCCAAACCAAGGAGGCCGCAAGATGACCACCCTGTTCACACTCACCGATAAAGCACTCCTCATG